GCTTCCTCGGCCAACGTTATTAGTCGATAGCGCACGTTGGATGTGTAGTCGTAGGTTTGCGCCCACAGATTGTATAGGGCGTATTTCGCCTTGGGGTCGCCACTGGCAGTTACTATCCCAATCAACGCGTCAAGCTTGTCCTGCACCGCCTGTGTGGACTCAGCAACCTCTTTAATGCCCGCGTCAATCTCGGCCTGGGGAACGCCACCCTTCGCCGCTTTCTTGCCATCGCGCGCGAGTCCGGCCACGTCCTGCTGTGCCTCTAGTTTCTGCCACGCCGCGCGCGTGGGAACGTTGGGGGCCGCTGCGATCTGCCCATCCCAGTACTTTGTGGCTCCATCCATCCACGCGTCCAACTGTTGCGTCAGGTTGTCCGCGTCCGTAGCCGTGCGGACGATGTTGTACAGCTTCTCCTGTTCAGCGTAGGGAATAGCACCCAACCAGGACTCATTCACATCGGACAGGGAAAAGATGCGGGTCTGACCCTGGATAACCTTGTTAAACTCTGCGGTCAGGTCGCCGCCTTGGTTGCCCACCTCGAACAAGTGATTGACAATGCGCTTGGCTTCCCTGCCCGTAATCCCCATTGATTCCAAAAGAGGGGTAACTTCGCGCTCTAAGAGTTGTTTACCCTTCGTGCCTAGGAAGTGGTCAATACTTTTCATGTTGACCATTGACCCCAACGTCTCATCAATCCCACTGTACAGCTTCTTGAGTTGCTTAATGCCGGGGATAGCGTCAGAGATAGTTGTCACCACGTTAGTGGCTGTGTTCGCCATGCGCGCCGGGACTGACGAGTAGGTATCCCTGGCCTGCTTCGTGGGATTAAAGAAGCGGCCCGCCTGTGACGTTTCCTGCGCGCCCGTCATTACCTCACTACCACGCAGGGTAGGACTCGCCCCGCCATACAGCTTGTTGTAGCGGTCCTGAATGTACTTGCGGGACAGCAAGGCAAAGTCGCCATCCCCTAACGCCGTTGCCAACCCGCCCAAGGTGTTGGTAACGTAGGTTCCAGGATTCAGGATGATATAGGGCAGGGAGACGACACTACGCTGCAAGCGGCCTATCTCGTTCAAGGTAGACTTCTGCGCGCCGTTGTTGGTGATGGCCTTCTTGACTTCGGTTGCCTGATCAAAAGACATCTCCGCTGACGTGGAGATAATGTTTTTGTCTTTGTCCAAGAACTCCACAACCGCATTGTTTCCCGTCTTGCGCACGCGCCCACTGGTAGACCCCGCTGGAATGTCGTAGGCGGCCACGTTGTAGTAGCGATAGCCGGAACCGTTCATCACGTCGGTGTAGTCGGCCAAGAAGTCGTTGGGATTGTAGACAGCCTTGGCCAACGTAGGACTTTCTAGAATGGCGGGGGAAGCCTGCTGGAAGATACGTAGGGCTTCTTTGTCTTTCTCTAGCCCACCCAACCCAAAGCGCACCAACCCGTTCTCATCCATGCGAGATAGAATCTCTGTGCTCTGGAATAGCCGCCCATCCATGCCGGTTACCAACTTCTGCGGGTCAGTGGCCAGGGTGTACAGCAACAGCTTCGCGTCGGCGGATGTATCGGCCTCAGCCAAGAGGGGAACGATGTAGCGGCGCATCCGTTCAGTGGCTATGTTCGCGCGCGCGGTCCCGGTGGTCCACCAGTTCGGTAGGCTCCACAACGCATAGGGGTTATAGGTACTAACCTCCTCGGCAATCTTGGCCGCGTTCTCTGCGGTAACGGTCATTGTGGCCAGTTCTGCCGCCACCCGTTCGGCGGGTGTGTCTGCAAAGTTCAACGCCTTGGCCGCACGACGGGCCGCGGGCGTCAACTCCAACAGTTGCCACACATTCCCCGCCAGATCGGTTACATCCGGCAGCAGCACTTCAAAGGCCAACTGCCGGGGATAGTTGGTGTAACGGCGGTTCGCCTCTTGCGGGTGCTCCTGCTGCAACATAACGCCAGTGTAGCCCGCTTCGGCTGCGTTCGCCATATGGATTCGACGCTGATCGGGGTCGGTCGTAAGGGACGCGGCTTCAAACTCTGACATTGCATAGTCAAAGGTACTAGCAATTAGACTGTTCTTATTAGCAAGATAGTTAAATGAGTCCGTGCGACTATCCAGCCCGCCCAAGGTATTCAGGCCCGCTAAATCCTCGAAGTACTCTAATTGTTGCGGAGTGTTGCTGGCAATCTGTGCGGGTGTCGGTTCAATCTTGTACTGCTCCGCGGTCTTCATCCAGCTATCCCAAAAGTCTACCGCTGATTGAGCAGTAAAACGCCACATATCAGTTTCGTTACGTGAAGTCAACACATCGCCAGGGTCACGCAAGAAGTTACCCAGGACATCGGATAAAGACGCAATCGCCACCACTGCGGGCTGATTCTCTAGCGGTGTCTCTGGTAAGCCTGCCTGTGTATAGGGAATATCTATCGCAGTATAGGCGTAATCGGCGGGTGCCTGAATCGTGTCGAGCGTGTTCATGGCGCGGCGGCCAATGTCAGCCGTCACCCGCGACGTATTCCATAGGCGGTTAATGCCCTGGAAGTAGGGGGCTAAGTCCAAGTTCTCCCACGCACCCTTAATGACATCAAGCCCGGATTGTTCCCCAACCGACATACCCGCCAAGGCGCGGCCCATCCCCCGTACATCCTCAAAAGCGGCCTGTCCAATCGTCTGCGCACTGCTGGCCAAGTCACCGGCGAAACGCTCGTTAAAGCGGAACCCGACAAAGGGCGTGCTGTCTATGGGCTGGTAACGGTCCTGGAACTCCGCGTTACGCTCATTGATGTTGAACTGGCCGCGCTCATAGGCCGCGCTGTCGTAGAAGTCATCTAGCCCCGACTGAATGTCGTTGGGCTGGTTGCGCATCTCTCCCCAGGCGGTACGTAGCCCCTGCGTTGCTGCGTCCCACGCTTGCCCTGGATTCTGCCATAGCCAAGTTGTTGCTTGGTAGGCAGTCTTGGGATAGGCCAAGGCTAGATTCTGCGGTATCCACGCATTCAACCCGCGCGGTTGCTCCTGCACTGTCTGAACATCATTCAGCGGTTGATTGATAGTGCGCGTTGGGGTCCGTACATTTTGCGCGGTGAAGCTGGCGGGGCCGGTATCGGGCCGCTCCAGCCCGTAATCTATGACGCTGGTGGGTGTCTCATACCGCACCGGCTCGGGTTGGGGACGGTTACTCGTGCGCCACTGGTTGACCGCGGCTGATAGCGGGTCCACACGGTAACGACTCTGCTGCTCTTGCTGTACCTGCTGACGCGTGGGGACGGTCTGTGTGCGCGCGGGTGTAGACCAGTTGGGCGTGTACCAGGACTGCGCCGGGGTCTGGGCCTGCGGTTGCGGATAGACAACGCTATCGTTGTTTGACCGTTGATTGCGCGTTGAAGTCGTGCGCGTGGGGGTCCGAGGTTGGGTATCCTGTCCCCCCGTCAGTCTGACTAGTGGTACATCTTGCGTTGCGGGCGTACTGCGGCCTGTGGCTGCTTCGTACCAGCGCCGCAACCGCTCGGCATCTTCGGGGTCTTGCGTGTTAAAGGTTGGCATCTAGCCCTCTAGAAACGTCTCATCCACTGACTGTTCGGTCCCTGGCCACCGGCGCGTCCGGTGGCTTGCAGAATGGCGTTTTGCCGGTCGGCCTCCAGTTGTAACCGCTGCTGCTCCATCTGTTGCGCCATCTGCTGATAGGACAACTGATAGTTCATCTGATTGTTGGCAATGGTGGCGGCTAACTGGTCACGGTCAAACCCTAACTGGTTCGCCTGTTGCTCCCGGCTCAACTCCTGCTGTCGTGCAAGCTGGAAGTATTGCCAAGCGTTATCTTGACTTTGCGCAAGCTCGGCCAAGGCGATCTGTCGTTGCTCGTTGCTCAATCGTCCCTGGTTGTACTCTTCCTCAATCTGCGCTTGTCGGTTCCCCAAGTTAATCTGTGCTTGCTGATACCAGTTCTGGCTATCCAACTGGCGGTTGGCTAAGCCCTGGCTGAACTGATCGTTGTAGAGATTGCGGTTTAGCTCCGCGCCCCACTGGTTCGCCTGTTCTTGGGTGGCCCACTCCTGCAACCCCATCTGCCGATTAGTGATTCCCATGTTGAACTGATTCATTAAGTCCTGGTTGCCCTGCTGCCAGTTAAAGCGACGTTGCTGCTCAGCAAAGTCCTGGCCGTACTGGTAGTTATTCTGCATGAATTGCATGTACGGAAGACTCGCCTGCATGTAGGCGGTGTACTGGTCCCGCAACGCCTGCGTATTGAAGTCTGCCGGTCCCCAGGGTGCCCCCGCGCTGTTGTTCGGATTCGGCCACGTCTGCTGCGTTGGTGGCGTACCTTGGGGGTAGCTCGGAAACTGCGGAACTTGCTGCGTCGGTGGGGTGTATTGCCCCGGCGTGTAAGGCGAGGGTATCCCCGGCTGCTGTTGCGGCATGTTCGGATTGTACGGTCCCGTACCCCCTGGCTGCGCCGCGCTGTAGGGGTTCTGCGTGGTTATGCTCCACGGATTGTTATAGCCCCTGACGGTTGATGTACCACCTTGTATTGGCGTCTGCCCTGTGGCTGCTGCTTGTGCCGCATAGCTGGCGTTGTTCTGGGCGTACTGCTGCTCAAATCGCCGTTGTGCTTCCTGCATAGCCGCGGGATTGGCGGCGGTAGTGGGTTGCTGCGCTATCCACGGTGACGCGTTGGACTGGCCGTACTGCGACGTGCTCCAGGGTTGCATGTTGCTGCTGGCGGTCTGGTTCTGGCCCGCTGTGCGCAAGTTGTTCGCAATCGTGTTCTGATTACTGGCGGTACTGGGGCTATTCGGGTTGTACGGTCCCGATCCGTAGGTTCTCACAGCCATTAGTCTAACTCCGGTAGGTGTTCAAGTATTGCCTTAGCCAGATGAATATTGCTCTCGATTACAGCATTAGCCATCTTAAGCGGATCAGGGTCATAGGTGCAGCGCGCCTTGACGATAGTATTGAGCCAAGTAATTACCGAACATAGCTTTGTTTCACTGATACGGTAGAACACTTCATCTGTCGCTTCTTGTTCTTCCATCTCTCACTCCTATCTCATCATGGGCGGGGGTCCGCCCGCCATCATGTCCAACTCATCGCCGGGGGCCATCGGTTGGCCCATAATCTGCGCAAACAGTGCGGGGTCCAGATCAGGCGGCATTCCCATTGTCTCACCCTGCATCTGCCCCGCTACCTCCGGTATCATCCCGCCACCCATCGGCATAGGCGTTACCTGCGGTGGCTGAATGGGGGGGGTGGAAAAGTTCGGCTGAAGATTCCCATTCCCAAGTGCCCCGTTTTGTGGTATTGGCGGCATCATTCCCGGTGGCGGTCCCTGCGGTGGCATTCCTGGGGGTGGTCCTCCCATCGGTAGAGCGCCTGGTATCGGCATCGGTGGCGGTGGCGGCATTGGCTGCATCATCGCCATCGGCGGCATTACTTCGCCGCGCATCACCATATCCTGAATCTCCCGAACGCCATTCACAATCTGGTAAGCCATCTGCTCGATCTCTGTCCCTTTGACCACACTTTCCCAGGTCATGGGGAAAGATTTAATTAGATGCACTACAGCCAGATTCTTTTGTACAGCCGGATTCTCAAGCGCCATTTCTGCATAGATGCGGTCCTGCTCGTCACTCGGCACGGTAATCTTCAAGTACTTGTCGCGGTAGGTTTGCTTCGAGATGTACTTGCTATCAGCCAAGCGAATGCCCAAGGTCTGTAGCGCAATGTCATCTTGCGGCGTACTCACCTTGAACTTGACTTCGTTCTCGTAGTAGCCCTGAATCTGGTCCTTGTAGAGACAAGTCTTATAAAGCTTACCTGACGCCTCGTCTCTCCCCCACAGTTCTACCCCCTCGTTGTCATCATCGAAGACATCGATCAGCATGAGGATAAGTTGGTTCAGTTCCATCAAGGAGCGTTCTAATGCTTCCCGTACTGCCGTTACGCGGCCTTGGGCGGCCTGTGACAAGATGTTGACGCCATAGCCCGCCTGCATACTCCCTGAGTCGCCGTAGAGCACTTGGGGAAATGCACTCTGCGACAGGCTGGTTTCGGTCCGGCCAAGCACCTGCTGAATTAGGTCAGCGTTCGGTTGCGGTCGTACCTCGTGAATCTTGGTGCCCTCGGGTACGTGGTAGGTTGCACCCGGACGTACTTGCCAGTCTTCTAGCGTCTGGCCCATTGCCGTCTCAATCAGGAGTGCGGGCCATGTGTACCACAGAACGGATGTACCAAGATTACTCTCCATCCGACATTTGTACTGCCACGGCCCATTCATCGGATGTAATAGGCTCATCCCGCCAATGTCACCCTGCGCGTAGATGATTGGGATAATTGGGTAATCGGTCTCGACGGGATTCAGCGCGAACTCTTCATCGACAATGATGGCGTGCCAAATGGCCCCGCTCTTCGCTCTGTACCAGAAGTCCGTCACCGTGACTAAAGAGGACTCATTGTCGATGGGATTCTTGGGCTTGGGTTCGTCCCACTTCTTTAAGTGGGGGTACTCTTGGCGCACCTCCATCTTCTCCGCTTCGTACTTGTGGTAGGCCCACTCGACATAGAGCGGTCCCCGCTTCACCCCCACGTTGCGCGGGTCTAAGGTACGGATAAGGAAGGGTAGGTGTGTCTTCTTGAGCTTTTCCGGCAACTCGTCTTTCACCCACAGGATTTGAATCGGGCTGTTGCCCAGGGTGAATAGTTGCCACTTGTGCTTCTCAATAAAGTTCTCGCCCTGCTGGTAGTTGATGCGCGGGTAGAGTGCGGTGAGAAAGCGCTCTTTTTGTTGAGCGTTGCGGTCGCTGTCGTCGGTTTCGTCGGCGGGTGGACAATCAATCTTCGGTTCAGTGGGAATCAAGCGCATGGCCAGGAGGATAGCATTGTAGGGGTCCGGCGTTACTACCTGCTCCCGGCCTTCTTCTGCTACCGCCTCCTTTTGCGTCTTCTTGAATCCGGCATCGAGCTTGTACATTGCCTCCCACGCGTCCATCATCTTGGACAGGTCGCGCTGTTCGTCTTCGGTTCGTTGTACCCTATCGCGGATGTCTTCAAGCTCTAGTTTCATGCGTGATTCCCAATAAAAAAAGGTGGAGAGATGACGGCCATCACGTGATGACCTTCTTCTCTCCACCTCGACGGTAGAACTTATTTATTGGCGCTGCTTGCGGGAGATTATACTGCGATCCATCTGCATATAATCCTCAAGCGCGCCTAGTATCATGATAAGAGCTGACCGAATTGTTGTCAATAGCACCCATTCTCTGTGCTCAATAGTATGCTCTGATCTGTGGTTTGGGTTGTTTCTTTCGTTCGACGACTGGACCAAATTTGTCATATAACCAGTATCCTAATGCCTTCACCGCATCATTGTTCGCATCGACTGGGCGCAGTTTACTGCTCTGCCCCTCGCTCCAATCCCGCCATTTGTACAACCCAAACTCTGCCAATATCCCGTTAGCCTTACCGTCATAACCCTTGTCGCTGCGCAATCGGTAATCGAAGTGCAACGTTTCGTTTTGGAGTCGCAACTTCACCGTTGCAATGGACTCTTCGATATAAACGTAATGGCTGCGTAAGGCTACCCCCGTCTCTTCATACCAGATTTGTACTTGCGACTTGTTGGCCGCGCGCTGTGTACCCGCAATGTCTATCACTCCGCCCTTTACATGCTTGAACCAGGGTCTTTCTTTGACGAGGGGAATGATGGACTGAGCGATAATGTCGTGTTCGTAGATTTCGTCAACGATATAGACGTGGGTTGTGTCCCCCACAGTTCGCCATTGAATGGCAAGAGCAGCATAGGTGTGGGTGGCTGGGTCAATAGCCAATTCAACGGGTAATGCAGGGTTGAAGTCAATACGCGTAACGTGTTTCTCACGGTCAAACTCCTTGAATACTAGGGCGGATGGCTTATACGGGACTGCGCCGCAGCGTTCCATAAACAATTCGTGCGGCATAGCGGACTCAAGCGCTCTAATCTTCTCGTCTTCGCGCCCACCGGGGAAGATAGCCAGGTTACTCCATGACGGGATGCTGTAGCTCTTGCCCCCCTCGGGGTTCTCGCCCTGCCAACGCTCGAACATGTCTGCGTACCAGCTCAACGCGCCCTCGAAAGTCCCGCTCATAATGATTTTGGCGTTGTGCTCCAGGCCGCGTTCTAGGACTTTCTGCATGGTATCGTAGGTTTGCTGTCCTGCTTCCACCATCAGGATGACGTGCGGCGCAAAACTGGCCAGTGAACGGGTATCGTCGCTACTTTTGGTCTGGACTCTGGCCCCCCACGTCGTTGTAAAGCTGCGGGCGCCTCGTTCTGGGCTGCTGGCATTGCTAATCATGCCCAACTTCTCTAATGCGTTGTGCATGTACTCCCATTCGGGCTTGCATTGCTCGTAATCCGGCCCCACAATCCACACCAACCCGTCTTGAATGAGCAGATCGGGCAGTACATCCATTGCCGTTGAATACGATTTCCCCCCACGAATGCCCCCGGCTACCAGTTTCAGGCGGGTTTCGCCATCGTGAAAGGCTTTTTGCGCCGCGGATGGGGTGTAGTTGGATACTCTCCAGGCCGCTAAGCGCAATCTACGCCGCGCTTCGGCCCACTTCTCCGCCTCAATCACTGCCAGAGATACCCCAACAAGTCCAGCATGGCCTGTCTATCTAGGAACCAACCCAGCAGCAGCAACGCCAAGAGCAGTACCCCAATCCCCACCGCCAACGGAAGATTCTTTTCTCCGATATACTCTATCCACTGCACCAGTTTGTCTCTCATCACGCACCCCCAAACCACAACTTGTACACTATAGCCATTAGTAGAAAGAAGATAATTGCAAAGGCCACACCGTTGACACGCTCTTGTTGGTTCTGCCTGTACTCGATCAGACTAATCCGAGTCAGTAATTGATACACAAACCTTGTAAGCTCTTGCACGCCTGCGTCTGGGTCTTCCTCAAAACGGTCACGCAGATGCTCTCCAAAGTTGTTGTTGATGGTTGTGCGCGCATCTTCCTGCGTAATTCCTTTGCCAATTCCTACCATGTTGTTGTAACTCCCGACTTGCCCCGCGATGTGGTCCCGGCCTGTCATCCCCACGTCTTACCCCAATTTTTCCAGTTCGTCGATAATGTTCTTGCCATCGTCGAGCCAACGTCGAAACTCCCGGAACATCTGTTCCCGTTCTGGTGGCAAGGTGGGGGTGGCCATTGCCGGTTTCAAAGTAAACTCCAAGATATAAAGAAAGTGGCCGAAGTCGTACCCAGGATGGCGCGGGTGGAGGCCACTAATCACATCGGACTCGTGGCCCGCGCCATCGACGACGCTGATCTGGTAGGTGTCTTGGGCAAACATGGGCACATCGCCATGCCCAAGCTCGTTAGGACCATTCTTGTCGAGTGGGTAGAATTTCTGACCTGCGAAGGAGACAGCCTTTATGCGAAGGGTGGGGTCAGTGATACGATAGCCGTTGCCATCCCATACGCGCACGTAGATGTTTTGTCGCCCGCCCATATCCTTCTTCTCAGGAACGAAGAAGTTGGTCAAGCGGAATGCGGGAATGATGGCCGGGGTCTGCCGGACCACCGCGCCGAAGTCTTCGGGTTTCATATTGCTCCTGTCGCCAAACAGAGTTACCTACACTCGCCCGTACACCACGCCGCCTTCGGTTGTGTAGCGCTTCTTCTTCATCTTCTTGACATCGACGTTGGCCGCACTCTCCGCGCTCGTTGACTCGTGAATGATGTCGTCTTCCTCTGCCGCGTCGTTGTTCGGCAAGTGGTAGGCCGTCCCATTCAATACATAAACATACTCACTCATCTTTCGGTCCTTCCTCTACAACGTCTTCTGTTGGACTCGGCAAGGGTGGCGGCATGGTAGGTATCGGAATGCTGGTATAGACAAGCCCGCGCGCCACATCCAACCCTGTCACCATCGGGGCCGCAATCAGCGCCGAACGAATCGCAAACGCCTCTTGCGGCACTGGCCCCGTCCAATCCCCTGGCAGTAACACCGCTGGCTGAATCTTGCCCCCGGTATTGTCGATAAACAACTTAATCGTTTGCTCTACCATTGCTCTTCCCCCCGCATGACTTTCATGATTTTTTCGGCTGGCCCCAACACGTACAGTTCCGCCCCACTCGCCAAATGAAGGCAACACGCCTTACTTTCATTGTTCAGGAACGCAGAAGTAACAGCAACAATGGACATCACATGCACATATCCCCACCGTCGATCTGTGCTATCCTTCATGTTCAAGAACGGAAGCATAATAAACTCATCGCGCGGTTCTACCATCGTCGCCCCCAAGGATTCATAAACTGCATACCGCTTGATTGATAGTCCCGGCCAAACTGATCGTAGTTCCGAAACGGTGAAGGTGCTTGATACCCGCCCGCTTGCGCTTGCGGCATCGTGGGAGCCATCGGGCTACCTGGCTGGTACGCACTACTCAGCGGGTCGTAGGCCGCACTGCTCGCCCCAAACATCGACGGACGTTGCGGCATCCCCACGTTACCCCGCCCCCCTTGCACGTTTGAAGGAGTGTAGGTATCCGGGTTCGTCTGTGGTCCCATCGCGGTGGCCCCCTGATTCGCAGGACGATACACCCGCGGCGGATTGACGCCTGTCGTCACCCGTCCCGTATTAGCGTACTCGTCGCGCCGCTTGGCCTCCTGCGCCCGATACGCGGCCCCCTGCGCCTTTCGCTGTGGAGCATTGGCCCGATAGCGGGCCGCGTACTCCTGCCCCGCCTGCGTGCGTTGCTCCTGCGTCTTGCGCTCTGTCCGTTGCCCCGCGGTGGGAATTGTAAAGTTGCTGCCTTGACTCGGCGGGTTGCCCTGGCGCGTCTTGGCATACTCTCCTGTCCGACTCCGATAGCGGGCCAACCGCGCGGCTAAGTCATTGTTCTGATAGTTGATCGTCCCTTGGCCGTCTGTCGTCGCGGTAATGTTCTCTTCGGTGCTACTCCGTCTTCGTGTCGCCATCTCGCCCCCTACTTACACTTGCACTTACTCATCGGCTTGCCACACTTCTTACACATCTTCTCGGGCTTGCCACCCTTGCCACCCTTCGCAAATGGATTCGGTTTCTTTGCCATGATTCGCTCCTTAGTCCTTCAACACTTCCGGCTTGTTCGGTTGCACTGGTCCTGCTTGCGCTTCAACCTTAAAGGGGACTAACCCCATGTCCAGCAACTCCGCCATCTTCGCTACAATCAGGCGGATGTTGTGACCGTCCGTCCCATGCGCAAAGTCATCCTTGTAGATCAGGCAAAACGCAATCTCCTTGCGCTGCCGTTCGTCAAAATGCGATTCCCAGGCCTTCATTACTTCGCTCCTATTCGTAAATGGACTCTGCTACAATCTGGTCAACCCGCAACAACGCATCACAATATCTGTCACGCTCCGCCGTCATGCGCTGCAACTGCACCGCCGTCTCATCGGGCATACTCGCCCAGTATCCCCATAAGCACGCTACCCCCAAGCCGCCCAACGCCAAACCACCAAAAAAAACGCCATCATGAAACTCCTGTCGCCAACGTGTCCATAAACCCCCCTTTGTATTTTATAAAATTTGCGCAGGGGAGAGAAGGCTAATCATCCCAGGGATTGTCGCCGGACACTGCAATATATAGCTCTCGCAATACCTTCTCTATATCCTCTAATCCACCGCGCATCCCCTCAATGTGGATATGGGGAGAAACTTTCATCTTGGACGCAGCGGCAAGATTGCTGGCCTTATCCACCATCTCGCCAATCACTTCCAACTGCTCTATTGTTATTAGATATTCGTTCATATGACCCCCTTTGTATTTTATAAAATTTCTGCGAGGGAAGGTTCCGTGTCATTGTAGCGCATTGTTGTTTAGTGTAGTTCCCTCTTATTTCCTCCGATGTCGTGTGAGTGTGGGTTGTGTGTGTTGTTGTGGGTGTGTGCTGTGTTCTGCAATATATTGTGCGGCGCCTTGAGACTGCTTTGCCTCCGCCCGGCTTTTTCTGTGCCTCCACACTGGGCAACTTTTGTTACAGGCATCATATCAACCAGCAATAAATAGGTTGGTATAATTAGGGATTATACCTATCTATTCATCGATCACAATGCCCAGCTCACCCAGCACAGCATGAAGGTTGTTTGATTCCTGCATCACATGGACAGTTGGCCGGCCATTGAGTCTGTCTTCGATAAACTCAAAGACGGCCACAATGCCGCGCGCACTCCCCTGTTCCTCTGCGATTCTTGCGGCTGTGCGGAGGTATCGTTGCTTCTCTTCCGGTGTGAAGGCGTTCATCATAGCTTCCATATTCATGCGTGACCACTCTTTTGGTGGCCGGCCGCTTGGATTGCCCGTAAAGCCTTTCAGCCAGCGTCCTGATTCGTCGCGGCCTGATATTTCCGTGTTAACGGGCGCGCCTACACCTTCCTCCGCCACTTTTGTTTTTCCCTCTCCTGCCATCGTTCACACCTGCGCTTTCTGTGCCTTACACCTGTCCGTCAGTTACCTACAGTGTACCATACGTTCTATCGTTGTCAATCGCTGGGCTGAATAATTATTCATGGTTGAATCTCTATGCAAGTTGCGTCGAAGTTGTTGACAAGTTGCGTTTTGTGTGGTAGAATAGGGATGTCGGTCGGTTCGGTGGCGGGGGTGCGGCCGCCGCTCTACTTCAGGAGATTTTAATATGTATCTGGATCGTGGTATGCGAACGTTAACGGTGGGTCGATTTGATTTTACATGGATGGACGTTTGCAGCTTTGGCGTGACTCGTCACCCAGTCGGCGGTTGGGTGTTTTTACTTGGTCGATTGTGTATCTACGTCGACTACGGCGCTTAACTCCAAGCCCGACAGTATCAGCCCACGTTGGTACTGTTGGGTGTGTAGTTAGTCACATTCAAAAGGGGATATGATAATGAGTGACAAACTTGTAGCTGGTGAACTACCTGCGTATGCGTGGCCAGGTGGATACCCGCTCTATTATGTAGACAGTGGGCACAACGTTCTGTGTACGGACTGCGCGAACGAAAACGATGAGTTTTCCGAAGACTTGGTGGACAGTGATGTGAACTG